AGTAAGAACTTTACTTTAAGGTTATTTAATGACTCACCATTCCCTGTTTCTATCAACTCGATGATGTGGGAAGGAAACTACTCACCGAGATTTTATAGGAGGACTTAAGATATGGATCCAGGAACCGCAGCGTTGGTAGCTGGTGGCTTAAACTTTGTTAGCGGCATATTTGGCCGAAGATCAGCTTCGAAACAACGAAATGCAGAGGAAGCATTCCTACAAAAGAAGTACGACGAGTACGATCTTCCTCTGTGGGGGATGCAAAGAGATCGTCTGATTGCTGATAGAGATGAATTAATCAGAAGTATTGAATTAAAGCAAGCTAATGAATTAAAATTAGCTGCTTTTAAAGATCAGAATAATCTTCGTAACTATCAACAGCAGTTAAAGATAAGAAATTATCAAATAGATCAACAGAATAGGTTATATCACAAATCAGAACGATTATATGGTCAATCTATACAGCAAGCTAAGGAGCAAGCTGGTAGGCAATGGAGAGAAACTAAACAGAAATTTGCATTTCAGAATGAAGATAAGATAATTGAAAGTATCCAAAAGAAAGGTGAGTTAGCAGCAACATCACAAACTGGTAGGAGTGCAGCTAAAGCATTTCAAAGTGAACTTTATAAAAGAGGTAGAGAAACAGCGATATTAACTGAATCCCTTATCAGTGCTAATGAACAGACACGTTCTCAACTGAAAGACTTCTATAGGAAAGCAGATGCACAACGTATGCTTAGACCAGAAGCACCACCAGAACCACTTCAACCACTCGCTACTCCAGTAGCTGATTATGAAATGCCTAGAGCATTAGAAGATTTCGACTTTGGACCACAGCCAATCAAAGGTGTAGCTACGACTCAAGTACCAAGTATGGGAAGTGTAATAGCTGGTGCAGCTGGTGCAGGTTTTAGTGCTTATGCACAAACTACTGCAGGTACAACTAGTTTTTCTGGAGGAGGTGGGACTGGAAATACTAATCTCTATGGAGGCTATATAACATATGAAGATAATGTTCTTGGAGGAGTAGATCAAGTCATCAACTTTGATTAATCAATAACAACAAAACAAATGTCAAACGTACAATTCCAAGGGTACGCCATTGGAAAAGGCTTCAGCAATATAGACCCAGGATACTCAGCACTTTCTAGGTTACAGGAAAAGCAAAATCAAGATCTAGCTAACCTGAAACAAGCAGAGAAAGACAGGAGGAATCGGGATATACAAGCTGAAGCCGACCTCGAAAGAGTCATGGGTGCAGAGGAGGCTAATCGTAAGGAAATCTACATAGAGGATAAGGTACTTTCTACACGTGAAAAAGCACTCCAAAACAACAGAGATCAAGCAGTTCAGAACAACAATGCTGAACTCAGAAAGATAGAACAACAAGGTAAAGATCTTCAACAGATTATCGGCTTTAGTAAACAGGCTTTTAAGGATTATCAAACAATCCAAAAGAAAAATTGGGATGCTACTGCTAGTGATTCATATAACTACTATATGACTCATGGTAACACACTTGAAGATCAAATAAGACAAGACCTTGCTGAAGATGAGCTATTCCAACAAGGTGCAAACTTTGAAGCAATAGCAGACCAAATGCGTAAAGAAGGTTATACACCTTCAGAAGTAAATTATGTACGTGGTAAAAATAGTGCATCAGACTATGGACGCTTAAAAGCTTATTCCATACAAGCTGGTCTTGGATGGGAATCCTTTGCTAAATCTGAGATAGCTCGGATGGGTATTACGGATAGGGCTGAACAAGAAGCAGCTATAGATGCTTTAAGAATTAAGTATCTACAAGGTCATAAACTTTATGGAATTAGCTCTGATTTCTTGGAGCCAATGTTCCAAAGAATGAGAGGTGGTACTGAAAGGATACTTGCACGTACAGACTTAAGAGAAAGCGTACAATTCACCCAAAGAAGATCAGCTGAATCACTTGAAGTATTAGGTAGTTCTTACAACCATGAGAAGATAGAACATGCTGTTGATGCTCTTAATAACTATTACCTAGCAAAAACTAGAGAACAGAAAGCTAATGGTGATGAATTCACACCAGCTGAAGCAAAACAAGCAGTCTTTGATAAGCTACAAGATTTAGATATATTCCCAGATGATGCAGCTGTAATGAAGCTTCTCAAGGAAGGGAAGCTTCTTAACATGAATAAATCATGGGGTGATGCTAATCCAGGATTTGTTAGAGACTTATTTGAACAAAGAAGAATAGAAAGAGAAACTAGAGCTAAAAATGCTGAAGCTTTCGTTAAAGCAAAGAAAGAAGAAATCTTAGTTGATAAAAGAGCGTTCTTCAAAGATCCAACCAGATGGAATGGTGATAGAAGAGTTGCTCGAAAACTACTTGATGAGATGAAATCTCAAGGTTTCACAAATGAAGAGCTTGATGAATTTAAACCATATTTAGTTGATAGTGTTCAAGGTAGAGCTGATGGAGATCAGTGGAGAAAAATTATCAATGATCTAGCTGATAATGGAACTCTTACAACTAAAGATTTAGAAAGTCCATATGTACCTCAAGATTTAAAAAATAAATACTGGAAAGAAGCAACAGAAAATGATGCTTTATATGGGACTGTTGAATTTAAAGATGTTAAAAAAGATCTTGGTGGTGCTTTAAGAGGTGTACTAAAAGAGTTTGATTTAGAAACATCACTACATTACAGTCATAGTAAAGCATTACGTCACGCTGAGATATTATTTAGAAAAGAATATAAAAGAAATGGTGGTGATTATGATGCTGCCATGCAGAAAATAGAACAACAAATACAAAGTGGAAGAGGTAAATTTAGAGTTGTTAATGCAGGTGAACAAAATCGTGGGGAAAAGCAATCATTCTTCGCAGAATTCACTCCAGGATCACATAGAGGAGCACCGAAGATCTTAAACACGTCTAACTATAGAGAACGTGATAAGATCATGGCAAAGCTTCAAGATGATCCAACAAAACTAGATAAAGAACTTTTAATTCATCCTGAGAAACTAAAAGAGATAGCTGAACAAATAAAGGCAGGTAAGAGTTATAGACTTCCACATGTTTTATTTGATATATCTCAAGGTAATCCTGACGTTTTCGGAAGTCCAACAGATTTATGGCAAAGACAATTAGCCGTTGCTGTAAAACAAGGACATTTAGAAAAGATTGATCTTAAAGTAGAAGACTTTAGGAAAACACTATTTAGAAATGTAGAGGACCCAGAAGCTAAAAAACTAATCAATAGTATTAGAACTAAAGGAGAACTACTAAAACGATCCTTATCAATACTTCACCCTGAATACAATAGAAATCCTAAGTATATGTCTAATACAGTAGTTCGTAAATTACAAGTTCCATCAGTCCTAGAAGCAACTCTTTTAACAAGAGAACAAAAGAGAGATGATATTTTTTTTGAATATGATGTAAACCCTGATCCTTTTGCTACTGGTCAGTACTATGAATATGGAGTTGAATAATGGAAAACGAAGATATTTTAGAACAACAATCTATCCTTCAAGAGAGAAGGAAAGAGATGGCTCAAGAAGAGCTAGAGAAATTATCTAGTGGTGAAACTTATAACACACCTAATACTTCTATAGAAGCAGGACCAACAGAAGATATTGATGCAAAAGTCGCAGAACATGCTGGAAAGGTTAAACAAGAACAGCCTTTAGGACAACAACAACCAAGCCCAGAAGTAACTGATGCAGATAAACAAATAAAAGCTAACCAAGCACTATTAGATAAATTCCCTAAACAAAGTGAATTAACTAGTGGTGAAAAAGCTTTTAATAAAATGAGTGACCAGTTCTCAGAGTTTCATACTGACATGAAGTTAGATATGAATCCTGCTAAATGGGCTTATTTAACTGGTATGGGAGCTTTAGATGTACCTTTTGATGTTGTTGGTCTAGTAGCTCCTGGTATTGATGATACTTGGGATGAGTTAACTAAACAAAGTGATGAAGGTGCTCGTAAATTTAGAGCAGCTGCAAGTATCATTCTTCCAACCATTGTCACAGCTGGAGCTTATACAAAAGCAGTAGGAGCAACGAAACTACCAGCTTTAACTAAGGCTGCAGCTAATGTAGGAGGTGTAGGTTTAATTAATGGAGCAATAGCTGGTGTTAGTGATTTTGGTGAAGATCCAGGAAATAGATTTTTAACTAGTCCACAAAACTTTAAACGTCTACAAGAATGGTGGCCAGATATCTTTGGACCTCAAGGTAGGTATCCAATATCAGATGATTTAACAAGAATAGATGGTGTTGATCCTGAACTTAATAGATTATTAGTTGGGATTGATGAGACTATTTTAAGTGGTGTTGGAGATATTATTGGTTATGGATTTAATGCTGCTAAACCTCTTCTTTGGAAATTCAAACCTTTAGATAAAAAAGCTGTTGCCTTTAAGAGAGGTAATCAGATTAGATATATGGAGGGTGATACAAAAAGAGCTATATCAGATATTGATGGAGTACTAGAAAGTGGGACTCTTGGTAAGGAGCAAACCGAAGCACTAATTGCTAGGAAAGTTCAATTAATGGATCAGATAACAAAGACAGGATCGTCTGAAGTTACTGGTAATCCAGCTGAATCTATCATTAGAGATAAGCAAAGATCACGTCAGGCATATATAGATAACAGAGCACTTAGAAAAATTACCGAAGCTCCAGCTTCAACAAAGTTTGACCCTGATATCACACCTAAACTAGCTAGTGAAACCCAACAAACAGGTACAGCTCATATACCTGCTGCAGCTGTAAGAAACACATTAGATGTAACAGCACAAGAGTTTGGTGAACATTCTAGGAGTGCTGTACCTACTGCACCTTACACACAAGCAATGAGAGAGAAAGGCTTAGTACTTGGTAAATCTCACTATATGGTTGCTGATATAGCTAATAAAGTAAAACAAGCTGGTAAGTATGCTGACTTCCAGAATAAATGGAACCAAGGTGCTAGATCTAAAGCTGTTTGGGGGATATATGAACAGATAATGAAGCCTGGTACAGGTAAGCAATTAGAAAAAGTACTAAGTGATAAACATTACATCACTAAAGATTGGGTAGTTGATGAACTTGGTAAACAACAACCAATTGAATATCTAAACCCACAAGCTACTGAAGCTGCAGCTGTTGCTATTGGTGACTTACTAGATGTTTATCTAGGTAGAGAATCACAAGAAACAGCAGCAAGGGTTATGTCTACTCTTGGTAAGGAAATCTCAGCTATCTCTAATGCCTCTGTAAGCTTCAAAGGCTTGATGGATGATGAAAGGGTATTCAAGAACATTATGGACCGTGTAGAGCTATTAGAAGCTCAATACGGCTCATCTAAGTTTGTCAAAGGTTGGACTCTTCAAAACCTTAAATGGTGGAAGCGTTGGCTAAAGAGTGGAAACCCTGCTGAACAAGCTGCATTAACATTTGAAGAGTTCAATAAGAATGCAACTAAGGTTCATTCAGAATTTAAAGTATTCAGAGAGAACTTAGAAAAGGTTGCTGCTGAAAACCCACGTCTAGCTCAAACATTAAAAGAAGCGTATGACTATTCAGAAGGAGATGTAACCAGTATTCTTGGTTTAAATCAATGGGCTAAACAACAAATCTCTCCAGGTGGTCTTATTTATAGTGGTAAGAGAGGTATGAACCTCTTTGCTAAAGGTGCATGGGCTGTTACTTATAACAATGTTCTATCTGGTTTATCTGGTATGCGAGCAGCTATAGGTAATGGAAGTATGTTAATACTTAAACCACTTACAACACTTACTAGAGCTGGTGTTAGATCCGTATTAAAGCGTGATATGGAGCCTATAGAAAGGGCTATGTACGTTCATGGTGCAATATTTGAAACTACACGTAGAGCTTTTAGTGATATGACGGCACGTATGGCAAAAGTCCATAGTGATCCAGATTTTATGATGAAAGCAATCCGTAAGGATTTTGTTGTAGATGAAGATAATGCCTATAAGATTATCGAAGATTTCTCTGAACAGTGGGAAAAAGAAGGTGATATAGCAAGTCAGTTCTTCTTTGGATGGGCTAAGTTAAACCGTTCTATGGCTCGCATGAAGTGGATGAGAACTGGTATGACAGCTATGGCAGGTGTTGATGCATTTACAGATACATTCATGGCTACCTTTAACTCAAGAGTTAGAGCATATGATGATGTCTTTGGAAGATATGGAAAAACTGTAGATCCAGAGATATTCAGCCAACAACTCAAACAAGCTGAAGAACTTAACTACAGCACTATGTTTGATAAGAATGGACTTTTAACAGATGCAGCTGCGAAGAATGCATCAGGTGAAATTGCATTAAACTTAGATGATGGTGTAGCTACTTGGTTAAATCAAGGTTTAACAAAAGTACCAGCTGCAAAAACATTAATGATGTTCCCCAGAACTGGTATAAACCAAGTTAAATTAGCTCTTTCCTATACACCAATTGGTTTAATACCTGGATGGAGAAGTAAATATGCAAAAGTCTTAAAGGCTGGTGATGATATAGAGCTAATTAAAGAGGCATTAGCAGCTCATGGAATTAAAAACTTTGATGAGACTCCTAATGCAATGGCTATCTATAAACAGCTTAAGGATGAGTATGAAGGTCGAATGATGGTTGGTAGTGCTACTGCAATCATGGGTTATTGGTATGCATTATCAGGTGGTATTAGAGGTAATGGACCTGCCAACGCATCAGAAAGACAAGATTTAATGAGAAAAGGTTGGAGACCATACACTGTAAACATAGGTGGTAATTGGGTTAGCTATAAAGGCATACCTATGATTGAACAAATGTTTGCTTTAGTTGGTGATATAGCTTATAACCAAACAGCTTTAGGTTCTAACTTAACTACTGAATTCTTAGATAAACTTGGTTGGACTATCTCAGCTACATATTTAAATAACACACCTTTATATGGTATTGAACCATTCATGGCTGTTATAAACGGTGATGAAGCTGCATTTAAGAGACTTGGAGCAAACATACTAAGAGGTGCTATACCTCAATCTGGTGCTGTAGGTGTTATTTCTAAAGCTATTACTCAGGCACAAAAAGATATCTATGATGACTTCACTGGGTATGTACTTAACTCAACTCCATTAAGAGCAACATTACCTTCCCAAATAGATCATTGGACAGGTGAAAAGGTTAATGAAGTAGATAATCATCTCCTTCGTATATTGAATGCTTTTAGCCCAGTCAAAGTTAGTGGAGGTGAAGAACCTTGGAGACTTTGGTTACTTAATAGTGGTTTTGATGATATTGGTATTATTAAAAAGAAATATGATAAGGATGTAAAGTATACTGCTGAAGAAAGAGAAGTTATCAGTAGATTTATGGGTGAAGATCAACTTTGGAAAGAAGTTGAGAAAATGAGAACTAATAAACGATGGAATGAAGAACTTGATGAGTTAAGAAAGTTCGTCAATATTCCTGGTAAATCAGCTCAAGAAATTAGGGATTATAAAGACAAATTACCTGTATACCAACACTTAAGAAAGCTTGTTAAAGATTCTCAACGTAGAGCTGAAGCACGTATAGCTATGGACCCACGATATAAACATTTAGATATACAAGGCACAGGTAAAGCTATAACTAAGAAATATATGGAGAAGGGTCTTATAGAAAAAGCTAAGAAGAATGCAGATACAAATCAAATGATTAATGAATTAATGAATCTACCCATGAAATAAAAACAACACAAAATGGCAGTAACTGAAAACACATACACCCAGAGTGGTTCAACCACCAACTACTCTTTTACATTTCCATATCTAAAACAGAGCGATGTCAAAGTGACAGTCGCTGGTTCAGCTAGCACAGCATGGACATTCCATAATGCTACTACCGTCAAATTTAATACTGCACCTGCCAATGGAGCTGCTATACGGATATACCGTGAGACAGCTGATACAAACTTAAGTGCTACCTTCTATGCAGGGTCAGCAATTAAGTCACAAGATCTAAATGATAACTTCACCCAAAACCTATATGTAACACAGGAAGTTAGGGATGACTCAGCGTTAGCCCTAACTAACTCTAGATCACATGATGGAGATGGTACATATACTACAGCTATTTCCAAAGCTACTGCAGCTGTTACTACAGCTGATGAAGCTGAAACAAAAGCTGATGCAGCAGTAGCAACAGCTAATGCAGCTGATTCTGCTTCAAGTACTGCCACAACTACAGCTAATAATGCTGCAACTACAGCTAATGCGGCTGACGCTATTGCAGATAGTGCAAAGTTGGCTACAGATAGGCTTGTAGCTACCACCTCAAATAATGGTACAACTTGGACTCTTGCTGGTAACAACACTAATGCTTCTACTGATCCCAAAGGTGTTGGGTGGGCTGTAACCAAATCTGAAGCTGCTGTTGCTACAGCTAACGATGCTGACACAAAAGCTGATACTGCATCATCAAACGCAACTACAGCTTTAAACAACAGTAGAGAATCTGATGGGTCTGGAGGTTATAACTCAGCTATATCTATTGCAAATTCTGCAAGCTCAACAGCTACTGCAGCTCAAACAGCAGTTTCTGCAGCTGTTCTTTATACACCTTATGCAAACGTAGCAGCTATCCCTGGTAGCCCTTCTGATGGAGACTATATAGAGGTACAAGATTCAACTGGTATAGAAAGCTTCTCACCCTTAGCAAGTATGCCTAGTGGTTTTACTGGTGATGATGAGTTAACAGCTAAACTTCTATATAATGGTGCAGGTAAATCACCTGCTAATACTTGGGTGTGGCAACAATATTATGCTACTGATCCTGAGACAAGATATCGGAAAAAGTTAATAGTAGAGAACAAGACTACGATTGACGAAAATTATACGATTGGAACTAACAACAACGCATATTCTGTTGGTCCTGTCACAGTTGCTGCAAATAAAACAGTAACTATCCCTGCAAACTCTCTATACTTTGTTAATTAATCATGGCTTACGGAAAAATAAAAGCGGATACGCTCGTCTACGATAATAGTGGCTCAGATGTTGAAGTTGCACTTAGTTCAATTGGTAATAAAGCTCCATTAGCTAGTCCAACATTTACTGGAACGGTTACAATACCTACTCCATCTGCTAATGACAACACAACTAAAGCTGCATCAACAGCTTATGTGCAGACAGAACTTGGTGATTATGCACTTTTAGCTGGTCCTACCTTTACTGGTACACCAACTCTACCAACTGGTACAATAGCTACTACTCAATCAGCTGGTAACACTACAACAGCAATAGCTACTACAGCTTTTGTAGATACTTCATTTGCAAAGAAAGCAAGTCCTTCATTTACTGGAACAGTTTCTCTTGATGGTCAATACAAACAATCAATAGATGCATTAACCCCAGCTACAACACCTGCTATAGATTGTTCATTAGGTAATTTCTTTACTCTTGATGCAACGTCTACATATCCAAGTGTAGGTTGGTCTTTTACTAATGTACCTGCAAGTTGTGTTTATTCAGTAGTTATTAAAGTAACAACTGGTGGTAGTACAACTATTAACTGGAACTCAGTTGCTGTTAATGGTGGTGGTGCTTCTAATAAAATCAAATGGAATGGTGGTGCAGTACCGGCATTTACAGCTGGTAAGCCACTTTATATAATTCTTACAACTACAGATACTGGAGCTACTTGGGAAGGAACTGCCTTGATTGATTTTGCAGTGGTATAAGTTATGAGTAATTTAGTAGCTTTAAATGCATTAAAAGGTGCAGCTGGTGCCACGGGAGATAGTGGAGTATATATAGATGATGTGTTCTCGACAACACTCTACGATGGTTCAGGATCAGCTAGGTCCATAGTTAATGGGCTAGATTTAGCAGGTAAAGGGGGTTTGGTATGGATAAAAAATAGAGAAAGTACTGCTAGTAGAGAGCACACTTTATCGGATACAGAGCGAGGTGCTGGTAAAGTAATTCATACAAATGGTACTGGAGCACAAGGTACAGGACGTACAGATTTATTATCATCATTTAATGATAATGGTTTTTCAATTGGAGGAAGTGATCAATATACAAATGCTAGCGGTCATACTTATGTTGCTTGGAATTTTGCAAAGCAAAAGAAATTTTTTGATATTGTCACCTGGACTGGAGATGATGTACAAAATAGGACTATCGCCCATAATTTGGCCTCAGTCCCTGGGTGTATCATAGTGAAGTGTACTAGTACCGCTAAAAGTTGGAAGGTTTACCACCGTGGATTAAATAACGGATCTAGTCCAGAGGACTACAACGTAGAGCTAGATAATACGGCTCAACAGAGTGGACCTAATGCACAACCTTGGAATGAAACAGCACCTACGTCTACCCATTTCACAGTTAATGGTGATGCATCACAAGTTAACGGTGATGGATTGACTTATGTAGCTTATCTTTTTGCACACCATGATGGAGATGGAAACTTTGGACCTGATGGCGATAAAGATGCAATAAAATGTGGTACATACACTGGAAATGGTGGAAGTCTAAATGTAAATTTAGGTTGGGAACCTCAATGGCTCCTACTAAAAAACTATGATGGTTATAATGCTAGTTGGCAATTATTTGATAACATGAGAGGCGTTGGAACTGCTGATATAGATGATTGTATAGCTAGGCCTGATCTTGATGGAGCAGAAATTAATCAAGATAGAATCTCATTTCAGGGGAATGGATTTAGAACAACAGAAAATGATTCAGATACTGATGCAAATGGACATAAATTTATGTATGTTGCTATCAGAAAAAAAGATGGAGTAGTAGGTAAACTTGCAGAAGCAGGTACTGACGTCTTCGCTATGGATACTGGTAATGATTCTTCAACTATTCCTTGTTTTGATTCTGGATTCCCTGTTGATTTTGCTTTCAGACGTGAACCTGGAGCAAATGATGATTGGTATATATCAGCTAGAGGAATAGAGAATCGGTATGTGAGACTAAATAGCGGCGCTGCAATGGCTACTGATAGTAAATTTTTATTTGATCATAATGCAGGATACCATAGAAGCAGAAATTCTGATCATCAGGCTTGGATGTTTCGGCAACATCAGGGTCTAGATTTAAGTTTCTACCGTGGTAATGGACTGAATAACAATGATAAACACCATAATCTTGGACGAGTTCCTGAAATGATCTGGTGCAAATGTCTAGATGCTGTTGGAGAGTGGACTATTTACCATAAAGATCTTAATGATGGCACTAATCCTCATGATTATAGATTACTTTTTAGTACTGCTGAAGAAGGTGCTAGTGATGATTGGGGAGGAGCTGGGAAAACTGCGCTTGTATTCGATGTCAGTGGTGAGCAAAATGTTAATAATTCTAATGATCATTACATGGCTATTTGTTTTGCCAGTGTAGATGGGATATGTAAAGTTGGCAGCTATAGCGGATCAAGTTCTGCTAAAACTATAACAACTGGGTTCCAACCCAGATTCGTAATACTTAAGGCAGCAACTTCTGCTCAACATTGGTATTTATTAGACACATTAAGAGGCTGGGGATCAGGTGATGATAAAGAAATGAAACCGAACGCGACTAATGCTCAACAAGATTATGACATTGGTGCTCCTACCTCTACAGGATTTACATTGACTGTTGATACTGCATGGAATTCTTCAGGAATTAGATATATCTACTACGCCCACGCTTAAATAACAAATTTTATCAACTATGGAATATAGAAACAATACATCGGGTCTTATTGAGACTCGTAACGAAGTACTAGCTAAACACAAAGGCTGGTCATTTCCTAACCCAATTACTAATACTGTTATTGAAAGCTTGGGTTATACAACTGTTCTTGAAGGAAGTCAACCTTCTTTAACACCGCCTTATGACTCTACTGAAAGAGATGGTATTGAACAAATCAGTGGTAAATGGTACACAAAATATAAAAAGGTAACAGCTACTGGTGATGGTAGAACAACTATAGATACACAGAAAGCGTCTTCAGTACGTAGGGAGCGAAATCAAAAACTACATGATAGCGATTGGACTCAAGCCGCTGATACAGCTCTTGCAAGTGATAAGAAAGCAGCTTGGGCTACTTATCGAACTAATTTAAGAAACTTACCAAGTGCTAGTGGTTTTCCACATAGCCATACTTGGCCAACAGAACCTAGCTAGTGAAAATTCCATCCATAAAACTTACTAACACAAAGCTTCCAAAATCTTTAGATATGCCAAGCATTCCTCTAAAGCCACCAACAGCAGAGATGCCAGTCTTTCCACCGATTGTCATCCCTCCAGGTAATTTGGAAGCTCCGAAAGGAGTTGAACTGGAAGAAGTAGCATCAGACGAAGAAGAAACAACACAAACAGAACAACCTACTTTAAGAGTACCTGTTGTAAAAATAGATTTACCTCTACCTAGTGCAGAAGTAGTAGCTACGGCTACCTATGCGGCTGTAGCAGCTGTAGCTACTACCACCCTTGCTACACCTCTATTTGACAAACTTAAAAAACAAATCCAAAAATTCCTACAAAAGAAAGTCGATAAATGGAAGGAAAACCGCCAGAAGAAAAAGGAAGCCCGAAACCAAACCTCTTAAGCAAACTTAAAGATGGTATAGAAGACCAAGAACAACAAATACAGATTCTTGGAACTTTTGTACGTCTAGGTGTTGTGGTTTGGTCGGGCTTTATTTGAATCATAACTATGAACTATGTTGAGATACCTATGGTTAAGAAATCAGGTAACTCAGATATCACGTTCGTTGCCAGCGTGTTTACGGGAGCACTGGCGACCTTCGGCTTGACCACTGGAAATAAGAGTGGTAATGGCAAACAAACACCCGTAAATTGTCCAATGGTCAAAAAAAAGGAAGAATGAAAAAATGGCTTTTACTCTTCCTACTGACATCACCCACGGTAGCAAGAGCAGAACTAGTACAACCCAACTTCACCCAGGGTTCGATGAACAGTACAACAACTACAGAAGAAATAGTCACCACAACGTATGGTGCAGCGTTAAACAAATGGTCGGGAGACAATATAACTCATACATCAGCAAGCTCTGGAGGGATAGCAGATTCAGATTCAGTCTTCAACATAACAACAGCTGGTTCAGATTTCACTCTAGAAGTGGTATCAAGAGCAGCGAGTCAAATAATAGAGAAGATAGAAGTAGACCGAACTATCGAACAGGAATCTACTACTGTCTCCTTGTCAGTCTTCTCGCAATAGCACCTGTTAAAGCTGAAGACGAAACTAATAATGTCTCTAATCCAGTAGCGGCTGCAACGGGAAATGTGACCAATCAAGCAGTGCAATTTCAGAATAATGGTGCTCCTTCAAGGCAGCACTACGGATCTGGGGTTAGCTGCAATGGTGCTACGATGACCTTCTCACCCTTCTATATGGGTAATCATACGGTTCCCTTTGATGATGAAATGAGTCAAAGGAGTTATACGATAGCTGAGAACTGGGGAGGTCAAATCAACTTCATGTTCCCTTTGGATGTATCAGGTTTAAGACAATGTAGACGTATAGCAAAACGACAAGAAGAAAAGATGAGGCTTGATTATGAGCTAGTACGTGTATTGAAATGTGCTGAACTCCAACGAAAGGGATTCATGTTGGCTGAAGGTACACGTGTCTATGACATGTGTAATGACGTAGTACCAATAGTCCAATACGAAAAGAAGAAAAAGGTTGCTGTAAAACAGTATCTAAAAAAAGAATGTACTCCTAAAGAGGGATTCAAACTCCCTTGGAAAGAACAGGAGTACGAATGTCCAACTAAACCCACTAATAACAAATGAGTACATTAAGTGATCAACTAGCAAAGCAAGCTAAAGAGCAAGCAGCTAAGAAAACAAAGAAGAAAACAACTAAGAAAGTAGATGAAAGTTAAAATAGCTATAGCTGTTGTCATCCTTTTCTTTGGAGGATGTGCAGTAAAGAAAGGTTTAGAGTTTAAGAACTCACCAACAGGACAAGTAATCCAACAACTTCAAGAAAAAAAAGAAATCATTGAGGACTTACAAAAATCACCACTACAACTCCCAGCCCAACTACAACCTCAGAAAAACTAATGCTTATCATTAAACCCATCCTAATGACATTCCTTTCTACGAATGCAGTTAAGAATTTAATTGTTCAGTTGTTAGAGGCTTATGCGAATACAACTGATAACACTATTGATGACAAAGCAGTTGAGATTGTAAAACGTAATCTATTCCCAGGAATGAAAGACTAATGAAGAGAGCCACAGAAGACCAATTTAATGAGCTACATAGCCTTGTCACGACTGAGTTTCTTAAACGGGTCAAAAGTGGCGAAGCTTCTACTCAAGATCTCAAGGCAGCCTGTGATTGGCTGAAAACAAATGACATAAATGGTGTAGCTGTAGAAGGGAATCCTCTATATAAGCTTGCAGCAGTTATGCCAAAAGTAGACCCCGAACTAGTACAGAGCAGACTTTATGGTAAGCACAGCAGAGTATTACAGGAAGAATCCTGAAGCTCGTAAGAAAAGAATTAAACAACAAAGCGCATATCAAAAAACAGCCAAGGGTAGTGCGATTAAAAAGAATGCTAACAAGCTAAATAGAAAGCTTGGAACTTACGGTAATGGCGATGGTAAAGATGCTGCTCACTACAAGGGAAGCACTACTAAAGGAAGACTCCAGTCTCCATCTACTAATCGTAAAAGCAGACTAAAAATTCGTAAATGACCCCACTTCTACCTAGCCCTGATCACTATCTATTCAACCTAATAACCATGACAAGTCCTGACGCTAAACGGCTCTGGAAAAGGGCTATTAAAGAGCACTTTAATTGTCAATGTGTTTATTGCGGTAACAATTATCAAATTACAGAACTTACATTAGATCATGTTAAACCTAAAACAAATGGCGGAGAAAGCCTTACAAGCAATCTTGTACCCGCCTGTCAATCGTGCAATCAAGGGAAAGGTAGCAGTCATTGGCTCAGATGGATGCGTTCGACATATGGACATAACCCTTATAGAGAACAACTTATTCTAAACCATATTACCTAATTATTATGAATCCAAATGTTGCAACAGCCGTTCGAAACTTAATGATCGGTCATCGGAGAAAGCAAGAAAAAGCAAGAGAATTACAAAAACAACAAGCAGTAGAGCAAGCATACCAACAACAACTAAAACAATTCATTAGGAATAAGGAATTATTAAAAGCTAGACGACCAGTACAAGCACGTACTCAAGCTAGAGGGCCGTCTAACGCACCTTCTAATTGGCAACCACCTGCTACTTGGTGGGATGGAGGATACAACTCAGATGATTATAGAGCACCTGATTTTATAAATAAAGGTTGGACTGGTGAAATTAACTACCCAAATTTGTTGACTGATAAAAAGCTGGCAGAGCTAGCAGCTGCTGCTCAGAATCCAGCAACACAACAAACTCCAACAGCACCGCAAAGACCAACAACACCAAGCGGTAAAGTTATACCGAAGTTTTTATTAGGAATGTAATGGCAAAGAAAAAAGAATTTACAGGTACAGAAACCTATGAGTCTAAAAAAGACAAAGCTGATGCTAAGGAATACAAAAAGATGAGGGAAGCTAAGGAAGCATATTTTGAAGAGAGAGGAGAACAGTTCAAAACGATGAGGTAGGGTATGGCTAAGGACAATAAAGTTAAGATAAAAGAAGCTTTGAAAATAGCTACTAAAGACCCATCTAAATTAACTAAGGTACAACAACAACTTCTAATTAAAAATGGATATGATAATTTTGTAAAAGGTGGTAAAACCCAATCACCTCTGGGAGATTTAGGAATGTTAGGTCTTACTGGAGCTGCAGTTAGAAACCCATTAAAAGCTTTAGAAGTAATTGGTACTGATCCTAACGATCATAGAGAAGTAAGCCTTGAAGCAGCAGTGCAGAAAGGTGCTATGAGTGCATTAAATCCACTATCAAAAATAAAAAGATTAGGTAGAGGTGTTAAAAGAACATGGAATGCAGTTGATACTGCCTTACGTCCTAAGCAACTTGCAACTGTAACCCCAGGTGCTAATCCTTTAAAGATATCTTCTAATCCTCAACAAGCATTACAACCTTTAACTATAAGAGGCCAAGGTACATCTAAACAGTTACTTGATATTGAAGCTCAGAATGCAGCAGAAGCTTTAAAAGCTAAAAATACTAAAGATACAAGTACAATATCTTCTGTAACAAGCGATCTTTCAGATCCACAAAGGTATGGAAAAAATACAAAAGCTATTAAAGCTCAGATACCAAAAGAATTAGGTGGAAAAAGAGGAACACTAACAGAAATAAAAGGTGTACCAAGCAAACAATTCCATCATATATTTCTTAAAGATCTTTCTGCGGAATATGTACAACGAGCACGTTCACTTGTAACAGAGGGTAAAGCTACTCCTGATGATGTTATAATGCTAGATAGAATTGCTAAAAAATATGGATTTGGATTAGGTAATTATAAAACAGCTGGGGATTATATAGATAAAATACCTCACAATTTAGGACATGACTCAGTTATTAAAAAAGGAATCCAACCATCATTTAAAGGTAATAAAATAATAGAAGAAGGTCCAGGTCCAGATATAGCAGCTACAAAGTTAAAAATTGGTAAACATAAAGATATAAAGAGTTTATTAGAAGATTTTGAAGCTTCAATAAAAGAAATAGCCGTACCAATTAGAGAAGAAATAAGCAGCTTCCAAGAAGCTTGGGATAAAATACCTTCTGTTGAACGTGGTAAATTAATCGAACTTAGGCTTCAACGTAAAGCTGCTCGATTAAAATATCAAACACCTAAAACTGGTACTAAAGTTAGAAAAGCACAACATCCAGAATTAGTTAAAGCTGAAGAAGCATATAGTAAACTTAAATCTAAACTAAAGAAAGATGTGTTTAACATAAAAGAAAATGTAAAAGAAAGTAGATTACAGATAAAAGATCACAGAATAGATGAATTAAATCCAGATCAACCTTAATGGTCTCTAATCACTCTGAAATCTACTTAATGACCAAACACATATGACCAACCCTTTAGAGGCCTTGCAGGGCGATTTCAAGCTGTTTCTGAGCGCATTATGGGAACAGCTTGATCTACC